TGCGAAATCCGGAGCAACGATGATTCCGGAGTTGCCCGATCGTATACGCTTGAGTGCTTCATAGGCGCCGGCGCTGGTCTTGCCTGAACCTAAGCCGCCGCGTAACAACCGCCAACGTGCAGGGGACGCATGGAAGCTGGAAAGTACCGGCCGCAGATTGTAGGGTTTGCCGGTTTGACTGTTGGTGAGATTAGCCGGCCAGTTCGTCGGTTGTGCCTGGCGACTCCGCGCGATTAAGCGTTGCAGCATTCGGCGCTTTTGCTCGGGACTCAGATTTCGCCAGTCGAAGTTCGGTTTCAATAAGCTCATCCAGCATGTCGTCGGGAAGTGTAGTTGTTCTAAAGCGCCGGTCGCTGACTTGCAAATACCATTTATGCGCGGTCCAGCTTTCCGCTCCAAGTTGGCGAATCTGCCTGACTGACTCATTCTTTGGAACGGCCCGAGCTTTAGCAATCTCGATCACTAAACGCATGCACAGCTTATCAAGCTTGGTGAGAACGGGAAGTTCCTCGAGGCCGAAAAGCTCATTGCCGCGGTGACACCAACGGTAGAAGGATGACTCATGAATGCCGTGCATCTCCATAACGTTTTCAAAAAGACAGCCTTCGCGGATGTCTGGCAAAATAGCTTTGATCAGGGTTAAAGTGAGCGCTGGGCGCCGGCCGTAGATAGGTTCTTCCGCTTTCCGCTTTAACCGCTTTTTGGCCTTTGCTGCCTTTTTGACTTTCATGGCGCTAATATAAAAATTAGGGTTGACTAAATCACGAACTTTCTTTAGTTATCGCATATGGACATACGCCGGCGCATCAGTAGGCAAGTGAGGGGTTGGGCGTTCAAAATGCTGTTCGATCAGCATCCTTGGCTTCTTGATCGGATTGCCATTTGGCGCAGCCAAGACGCAACGGGTGAAGAAGGAAACTACAATTTTCAATCTGGTGCTTATGACTATATTCGCACTGGATGGGTAATGAAAGCGGTGCAGGTGGTAGCCTCGAGTATCGCTCCTCTCAGACTGATGGTTGTAGATAACCAAGACATTGAACGCAAGGGACACCAGCTCACTGAATTTCTGGCGCGTGGCAACGCGGCCGGCAGTCAGGCAGATTTGTGGCATCAATGGGCGGTTGACATCCAACTGGGCGGTGAGTTTGGCATAGAGTTTACTCGGACTAAAAGCGGCAAGCTTGTGAATATGTGGGGACATCAGCCCTCTTGTTTTTCGATCTTTCCCGATGCAAAACGTCGAGCCTATTACATCCCTGCCGGCTATCGTGTTTACAGAACTGAGGAGGATGGACACACGACTGGCCACTATGATCTTGACACCGACGAATTTCTTCACCTCAAATCCTATAACCCGACTAATCCCTGGCGTGGCATCGGGCGACTACACGCGGTGCGAATCGGCGTGCGCATTGATCAGCAATCAAACCGATGGAGCAAGGCATTTTTTGAAAACGGCGCGCGACCGGACTACGCTATTTCGAGTGAAGATGGTTTCACGGTTGGTGAAGCTGCCGACATTGAAAAGAAGCTGGCAGAACGGCATGGGTACAGCAACGCGGACGGGACATCGAACTGGCACAAACCGCTCGTGCTGTCCGGGCCGGTGAGTAAGATCGAGAAGTTTACTTTTCCACCGAAAGATTTAGAATGGGTAAATCAGCGCCGCATGGCGCGTGACGAAATCGGCGCGGTGTTCGGTGTACCTGATGAGATCATGGGGCATGGCCGCGACACATACGAAAACTTCGACACCGCCGAGCGCGTGCTGTGGACTGTGTGCCTGATTCCGTGGATTAACCTGCGCGATGATAAGCTGACCTGGTTCTTCCGCCGTGCGGGGTTGATTAGTGGAGAAGAAAAAGTAGCCACTGACCTTTCGAGAGTGTGGCCGGTAAGACGCGCAATGAACAGCGCTATCCAACAAGCCAAAGTTTTAGCGTCGATGTTCGTTCCATTCAATCGGATTGATGAGTACTTGAGCCTGGGGATCGGGAACATTCCAGGCGGTGACGTTGGACTTGGCATTTCAGGCAATAGAGAGGTAGCGGATCAGCCAAACAGACGGCAGAGCGCAAGTGCAGCAAACGAGCCCGCAGAGGAGTGAACATGAGTAGGACGATTGACATGCCTTTTACCATCGACACAGCGCGAGGCTTGAAGCGCAAGCAAGCTTTCCCTGTGACCAATCGCAAGACTGTGGATGTCGATAAAGGAACTTATGAAATTTGGGTGAGCACGGAGACCGTCGACCGCAGCGGCGATATTGTGCGCGCAGCCGGTGGCCACATCGACGCCTATCTGAAAAATCCGGTTGTGCTGTGGGCGCACAATCACGGCTTGAACATGCCTGCGGCGCCCATTGCCAAAACTGACGAGCTCAATCTTGAAGCTGGTATCGGCTGGTGGGCAAGGTTTACCTTCCGGCCGTTTGGTGACAGTGAGCTTGCCGATGATATTCATTTAGCCTGGCGTTCAAACTTTGTGAATGCCGCGTCCATCGGCTTTCTTCCTGAGAAGTGGATAAATCTCAACGGCGCTGAGCCTGGCAGTTGGGAAGAATGGTTCTCTCCAAAAGACATGACGGAGTGGGAGTTTATCGAATGGAGCTTAGTACCGATTGGCGCGAACAGTGAAGCACTGCGCCGAATGGTGAAACACTTTTTGACCACAAAAGAACGCCGCAGAATCCAGCGGAGAGTCACGCAACGGATTAACCGACAAGACGGTGAAAGATGCGAGACGTCGGAGTTGGAAGCGGCATTTGCAATAGGCGCACTTCATCAAGAGGTGCGAAAGTTACTCGGACAACTTCGGAGTTAAACAATGAGTGAGCAACTGGACACACTGCTTGAACCGGTGCGCAGGGATTTAGCGCTGGTGATGGCAGCGATTGCCGAACAGAAAGAAAACGGCAAGGCCGTCGCAACCATGGATCCCGCACTGATGGAAAAAGCGGTGCTGGAGATCATGGCAAAGCAGCAACAGGCGAACATGATAGCCGGACGTGCCGATGAAGGCGTGCAAAAGGGGACGCTGATCGGACCCGAAGGCTTTCAGGTGCCGTTTCAAGGTGTGTGTGAAGAACCCGGCCGCTTCTACGGCCAAAAGGTGAGTGATCTCATCTTCGTCAAGCAACTCATGGATGGCTTTCAGAAACAACGCGGCTCGAGGGTCAAGCCCGCAAGCAAAGAGCTCATTACGATCGTCGAAAAGGCGCTGACCGCGACCGGCTCCGGCAGTGGCGATGAATACGTAAACACCGGCATGGCTTCCGAGCTTTGGCAAGATGCTTTTCTGGCCTCCAAGGTGGTGAGCAACCTGCTGAAAGTGCCGATGCCAACGGATCCGTTCGATTTGCCGGTTGGCTGGGGTGACATCACCTGGCGCAAGGGAACGCAGAATACCGCAGTCACGGCGAACACGCCAGCAACGGCGAAGAGCACGCTCACGGCGACGGAGATTGTTGCTGAAGTGGACTTCTCCTATGATCTGGATGAGGACGCGGTGATTGCAATCCTGCCCTCGCTGAAAACCGAACTGGCGCGCAGCGCCGGCGAAGCCATGGATGCTTTCGCTTTGAATGCCGATGCGACCAACGCCGGAACCGGCAACATCAACCTCGATGATGCAGATCCCGCCGATGACAGCTACTACCTGACGCTCGGGCAAGACGGCATCCGCCATCTCTACATCGTTGACAACACCGCAATGAGCGCGGACATCAACACCACGCTGACGGACGCGCTGTTCTTGGCTGGCCTGGCAAAGCTGTCGAAGTACGGCGTCGATCCGAACCAAGTGGCACTCTTTTGTCCGGTGAAGGTGTACCTGGCATCGCTTCTGGGTTTGGCCAACGCCCGCACCTGGGACAAATACGGACCTTCCGCAACCATCCTGACCGGTGAACTGGCAAAGGTGAGCGGGATTCCGGTTGTGCCTTCTTCGCAAATGCTGTTGGCGGAGGATGACGGCAAACAATCGACGACCGGCAGCAACAACGACGAGGGACAGATTGCCTTGGTGCATCGTCCATCGTGGCGCGTTGGTTTTCGCCGGCAGATCATGATCGAGCTTGACCGGAATATCCAGAACCGCAGCTTCATCATGGTGGTGAGCTTCCGCATGGCCGTAGCCGCACGCGGCACGCGCTCCACTGCGACGCACACTGCGGGAATTCACGGCATCACGTTCTAACTTTTCAATCCACGCTTGGGCGCGCCGAGGGAGCGCGCCCTAAGCTTTTTGCAAGGTGCAAATTATGGCTAACGAGTTGGATTTGAAGCAAGGGTGCTTCCCCGTGTGTTACGCAATGGGTGTCGGCAATGTCGGCGCAAACACAACCGTTGATCTGCGCTTCGCCCAAAACAGCATATCGGGCATAACTGTGCCAGCGGGTTATCGCTTTCATGCGCTCTACCTGCTGTTCATTGCGAATGCTGCAATCACCGCAGGAACGGCAACAGGCAAGGTACATGCAGGCGGCACCGAGCTCTTGCATGGCCCCGTGGTTACTTTGAGCAGCACGGCGCAATCGGGATATGCACTGAGCCGGTTGGGTTCGCAAACCATCGCAGCGGGAACGGTTGCGGGAATTTCGGTGACAACCACAGCGGACTATGACCCGACGACCGTTGACTATGATGCTTACCTGATCGGTGTCTTAACGCCGGTATAAGGAGAAATTGTCGCATGGCTAACGAAATGGATTTAAAGCAGGGGGCTTTCCCGATTACAATTCTCTTGGCAGCCGCGAATCCCGCAGCAAACGCGACTGCGGCGTTGAAATTTTCATCCGGTGGTCTGGGCTTCACCGTGCCTACCGGCTACAGATTTCATCCGCTGTATCTCAAGGGCGAATCGAACGCAGACCTGACCGCTGGAACTGCGACGTTCAAAGTTACCTATGACACCGTGGCACTCGCCAACGGGCCGGTTGCGGATTTAGCGGACACCGTGCAGACAGACTACGGCCTGGCAGAGATTGGTGACGAACCAGCAGAAGCGGGCGTGGTCGTGGGTGTCTCGGTGACTACGAACGCGGCCTATTTGCCAGTGACGGCGGATCTCGACTGCATACTCATCGGCGTGCTCACGCAGGCTTAACAAGTGGAGGTTTTCAATGTTGGTGGTGATCTCTGCCGGAGCATCCGGCTTTTTAAGAACACGCTATCAAGGCAAAGCGGTCGAGCTTGCAGCCGGCGAACATGAGCTTGATCAAGACCTGGTGGACTTCTTGATGATTGATGCAGCCGGCAGCATCAAAACGGCCGCAGTGCCAGCAGGCGATGACGACAAGAGCAAAACAACCGTCAAGGGTGGCGGCAAAGCAACGGCTAAAGCTCCGGTGAAGTAAATGGCAATGTCTTTAAACTCCGCCGTGCGGTACATCGTCAATCATGTGCGGAAGAAGCTCAACGCCGGCTCATATTTGACGGCTGATACTGCAATAGGCGGCACCAGCCTGACCTTGCAGGACGCCACACTGTTTCTTCCGGCCGGTGGCAACGCCATGATTCGTGATCGACTAATCACCTACACGGCTACGACTGTCGGCACCGGCGCACTGACTGGAATACCGGCAGCCGGCGCCGGCTCTATCGACGCGATCTACACCAGCTTCGTTGATATGGTGGCGCTCCATCAAATCTTTACTGATCAAGAAATCCAGGAAGCGCTTTATCTCTTCCGACGATACTTGGTCATGGCGCTGGCCAATGATCCGGTGAAAAAAGAATACCACTACGCACGCGGTGGGTTCTGGCAGACTGATTATCAAATCCGCACTTCCAACACCTCAACATTTACCGCGCTCACGCCTGACACTGCAAACTATCAATACGGGCAATTCACTTTCACAACGGCGCGCACCGAAGCAACGCTTTACATCGCTGGGTGGCGGCACTATCCTGATCTGGCACTCGCTCATCTATGGGAACACCTGGCGAACGATGACCGGCGTTTCAGCTACTACCAAAGCAGCCAACACACTGCTACCAAAAGGGATATGTTCGACTTCGCGGAACAATACCGCAATCTTGGAACTAAAAATCAGTTTATGGAGAAATCAGCATGAAGGACAACGAGGTGAAAAGGTTCTTTAGAATCGTCGTCGGGCCGGTTGGCGTTATCCTGGCACTCGGCGGCGCCGTGGCGTTTGGCCTGGGTTACATCACGGTTGAGACTTT